GGCGACTCTGAAGTAGAAACAGAAACAACAATAGAAACCCCGAGGTATGCAAATGATTAGGTTTACCCCCAGCTCTTTTACTGTCGAGGCCGCTAAAGGCGCTACGCCTAAGCGCACTATTTACGGTTTAGCCGCCCCATATAACGTGGCTGCACGTACCAGTACGGGCCAAGATGTGCTTTTCATGCCGGGCAGTTTGCCAGTTGACGGCCCAGCCCCAAAACTTATGCAGTACCACGACTCGACAAAGCCTATTGGCATTGTGACTGAGCGCGTAGAAACACCTGAAGGCGTAATGTTCGCCGCGCGCATTTCAGCCACTAACGCTGGCGACGAGGCTTTAACACTTGCCCAAGACGGCGTGCTCGACTCGGTAAGCGTCGGCGCGACCCCAACAGAGTGGACAATGGTAGACGGCGTTATGCACGTCACCGCCGCTATATGGTCAGAATTGAGCATGGTTTCCGAAGGCGCTTTCGCCGATGCGAAAATCCACCAAATTGCTGCCCAGTCTGATATAACATCAGTAGAGACGGCACCCGACACCGACGAGAACGAAACCGAAGAAGAAACTACAGAAACCCCAGAGGAGTCACCCGTCATGGAAAACCAAGCACCAGTAGTAGAGGCATCAACACCTACAGCGCCTTTGTGGGCAACTGCTAAACCACAATTTAAGTTGCCAGCACCTAGCGAATACATTGCAGCAATGGCAGCAGGCGGCAGCGTTTTTGCTGAAATGAATGCACGCATTAAAGCAGCTGCGCCAGACATCACCACTGCCGATACACCCGGTATTTTGCCAGAAGTCATCACCGGCAGCGTGTACGACTCGCTTAACCCCATTCGCCCGTTTGTTAGCGCCATTGGTACAAAAGCAATGCCAACAGCTGGCGCAACATTCCGCCGACCAAAAATTACGGTTCGCCCAACGGTTACCCAGCAGCCAACCGGCCAACTTAATCAGCTCGACCCGTCAACCGTGACCGTTGCAAACAACGACGTAAGCAAACTCACTTTTGGAACTTACGTAACGGTTTCGGAACAAGACCTTGACTGGTCAGACCCCGCTTCAATTAACATCATTCTTGAGCAGTTGGCAATCGCTTACGGCCAAGCAACCGACAACTACGCAGTAGACCAGTTGGTAGCACAAACCACACAAACCGAAACACTTAGCAGCTTCTCGGGCCAAGACATCGTTGAGGCCGTTTACGGCGCGGCTTACCAAATCTCAAACACAAGCAACTACCTGCCAACCCATTACGTCGTGTCACCCGTGACATGGGCAAAACTTGGTATGGCCGTAGACGGCGACAATAGGCCGGTATTTCCGTTCGTGGGCGCACCCGGACTTGGTGGCTACAACGCAGCAGGCACACAGTCAGCAACTTCATGGAACGGCAACCCACTTGGCTTGGCACTCGTAGTAGACAAAAACATGGCAGGCGGAACCACAACCGGCACACTTTCCGGTGTAGTCGGTCACGCCGCTGGCGCTGCCGCTGGCTTCGAGTTCTACGAACAGATGAAAGGCGCAATCTCAGTGGACGTACCAAGCACGCTTGGCCGCACAATTGCGTTCCGCGGTTACGCAGCTGTCTTCATGGCAGACGCAACCAAGTTCGTCAAACTCGTAAACGCATAACCCGAAAGGCGGTTATCCGCCATGGCGGTCTACTCAATCACGCACAAGCAAATCGTCGATAACTACGGCGTTTTGCAACTGCTCACTAACGCGCTGGTACAGCCCGGCGACAGCATCACAGTGGCGGCCGTTGACGCAACATTCAACGGCACGCGCACTGTCTATGCTTGCCCGCAATTCTATTACTTGGGCGTAGACGAGTACGGCGACCTGCTTTTTAACTACGACTTGCCGATACCTAACCAAGTTTTGTTTGTTTTAACGGCGGCGGACGTCGAGCGCGGCGCAGCCACCGGGACGCTTACCTATGCGCCTACATGCACTTGGATTACAGCCGCAAACATTGAGGACTGGTTAGGCATCGGTACAGCCACGGCCGCCGATACAACATTCTTAACTCAGTGCGCGTCAGCTGCTAACGCTTTTTGTTTCCGCCGTAGGCAAGAGGCTGGTTACATTGACAACGCCAGCACCAGCCCGAGCGGTGACGTAACGCTCGGAACTATCCAATATGGGGGCATGTTATATAGGCAGCGTGGCAGCATTGACTCGTTCGCCAGTTTTGGCGACGGTGGCGCGATAACCGTTACAGGCCTCTCAGGCGTCATTAAACAATTGCTTGGCATTGACAGACCGCAAGTGGCCTAGCGCATGCCAGTGACCTTTACAGACCTCTTTAACGAGGCTCTAGACGACTTAGTAGCAACGCTTAGCGCCGTTAGCGGTCTACAAGTGGTCAACGACCCGCGCAACCTTGTGCCGCCATGCGTTTTTATTGACGCGCCAACCTTCGAGGCATTTAACTTCAACATCGTAAAAATGTTGTTTCCCGTGCGGTGCATCACTCTTGGCCCAAACAACCTAGACGCGCAACGGTCACTTATGAACCTTGCCGCCAAAGTTATTGGCGCTAAAGTTGGGGTGCAGGACGGCCGCCCAACCATCGCCATTATTGGTGGTGCTGAGTATCCGGCCTACGACTTGACCATAGCCATGCAGGCCCAAACCGGTTAGGAAAATATGTACGTAGTAAACAGTCCCAGAGTCGGCATCGTCGGCGAACCTTTTAACCCAGACGGCCACGACGTCGCCTACCTTTTGGCTGGCGGTTTCATTGTCGAGAAATCACACACTAAACCCGCAAAATCTGCTAAAACAGAAGCAGAAGAAACACCCGAGGAGTAAACCCCATGGCAACTAGTACCTATCTCTCAAACCCAGACGTGCTTATTGGCGCGGTTAACGTGTCAGACCAGTGCACAAGCGTGACATTGAACTACACGGTAGAAGCACTCGAAAGCACCGCATTTGGTGGCACTGCTCGCGTTTACACCGCTGGCCTTCAGGCAAACGAACTTACGCTTACGATGTATGCGAGCTACGCAGCAAGCGAGTCGTACGCAACTCTCAGCAGTCTTGTTGGTACACAAATCGCAACTATCATTGTTTCGCCAGCTGCACCATCAACACCCGGTACGTACTCAGCCACAAACCCCGGCTTCACTATCTCGGGCGGATATCTCGAAACGCTGCCAGTTATGAACGCTTCAATGGGCGAACTTGCCACCATGGATATCGTTATTCGCGGCGGCACCTACACCGTAGACGTATCCTAAAAACAAACAACCTGAAAGGTAGCCCGACATGCAGTTAAGGCTAAAAGTACAACGACAAAACGAAGACGCCTACGAGGTAACCACTAACCTTGCTGTCATTGTCGCATGGGAAAGGCGCTTTAAGCGTCGCGCCAGTGACTTAGGCTCGGGCGTTGGCATGGAAGACTTAGCTTTTATGGCTTATGAGGCCAGCCAACGCTCAGGCATTATTGTGCCCGCATCGCTCGACGCGGTCATAAACACTATTGAGAACCTCGAAGTAGTAGACAGCGAGCCGGCAACTTTTACCGTGCCGGAACTATCCGGCGACAGTTAGCAGAGCTTCTATTACACACGGGCTGGTGGCCCCCAAGTGTAGACTTTGAATTACCAGACTTAGCCACCGTGATAGATGTACTTGAAAGGCAGCGTAAACAAAATGCCCGCTGACGCGTCTTACAAGGTTTACGGTATCCAAGAAGCCTTAGCGGAAATAAACAAAGTTGACCGCGTTTTACGCCGGCAAATTACTAAAGACATTCAGTCTGGCGCTGGCACTCGACTTGTGACTGCGGCCCGCTCGTTTATTCCGACGGCCCCGCCATTGTCGCGCATGGTTAACGGCAACATGATTAAAGGCCGCGACGGTACCGGGTGGAAACGTGAGCGCGTCCTAGCAGGTATTCGCACCGTGGTTGGCAAACGTGGTCAGCGTGCCCGCACTGTAAGGTTCTCTAACGGCCGTACAGCCGATTTTAAGGCGACCCAATACCAGTTATTGGTTCTACAGCAGCGAGACGCAGCCGGCGCAATCTGGGACCATGCAGGCATCAGAGGTGGCGGCCAGTTTGTTACTAACCTTTTGGCTGAAGGCGAGCACGTCGGCCCCGCAGCTGCGCCCCGCGCACTACAACCAGCCGCCGAAAGTGTGTTACCCGCCGTCGAGGCCGAGGTAGACAAGATAGTAGAGCGCGTTATGACTATTGTTAACCGTAACCTAGTAACAACGAGAGCGCGCTAATGGCTATCAACATTCCGATTATTTCAAGCCTGAACACTAAAGGTTTTGACGCAGCCAAAAAAGAGTTTCAAAGTCTGCAAGGTTTCGGCGCTAAGTCTGGTTTTCTGCTACAAAAAGCAATGCTTCCCGCTGCCGGCGCTGTCACCGCATTGGCTGGCGGTTTGGGTATGGCCGCCAAGGC